AATATTACAAATCAATATTTACAAGCTGGAATATTAGCAATAATAACTAAAGAATCTAATAGTACACCAGTAGCTGAAAGTTTATATTATAGTACACCAGAAAACTTAAAGAATACATTCGGAGATATTGATTTCCCAACATTAGAAAGTGCAAAACCATATGTTAAAAATTCTGTAAAAACAGCAAATCATGTTTATGCTAATGAAAACGGTAACGGTGATGAAGCTAGTGGAGATGGCTATAGATATAGAGGTCGTGGTTTCAATCAGATAACCTTTAAGGGAACATATAAATCAATTGGTGATGAACTTAAAATTGATTTAGTTAATAACCCAGATAAATTATTAGAACCAGAGATAGCATCAGATGCTAATGCCATATTCTTTAAAAATGGGTTAAAATCTGGTTTAAAATTAGGTTCATTTAAAAAATATGGTGTCACAAAAGTAGAAGATATTAATGATACTACTAAAGGAACACAAGTTGCTATGCAAATAAATGCTGGTTTAGGTAAAAAATTAAATACTGATTTAAAACAAATACAGGAAAATATAAAGAAGAAAGGTGAAAAAAATGTTCCAGTTAATGATGTAGGATATTTAAAAGCAATATCAGTAGTAGACCAAAAATATAAGATAATTACATCTTTATAATATTTTTAGTATATTTGCAATATGAAGTTTATTGCAAATGTAGTATCAAGTACTAAAATAGAATACCCAATAACATTCAATGTCGTTGACTCTATTGATAAAACAATTCCAGAATTACCGACATTAATTATTGATTTTAAATTAATGAAAGAACATTTTCCAGATGTTAGTGCCCTTAATAAAAAATATAATAATTTAATTTATTGGACATATTCCAAGAAAGTAGATAGACAATCATATGTCCTAGACACTAAAAATTTTATACATACATCTTATAATATATTTAAAAGTAAACCGAAATATTTCTTTGTTGATTTAATACAAATGAAATTAGCATCAATAAAAAAATTAATATTAAAAATAAAAAACACAACCAAATTCTATTATTATGAAAATAATAGAATGATTTATATTTACTGTGATAATTTTATATTTGGTATAGATAAAGAACTTCTAGTGTATCTTGGTCTTAACCCAGTAAAGATTTTTAATAAAATAAAAAAATTAACTAATGGTACTTTGGTAAAAAATGATATAATTATTAAATATAAAGAAGAATTAACAGATTCACTTGAAAATAATAAATATATCCCTTATTTTGCCATACTAAATGAATAAAACCACATTATTTGCTGCCTTTGTACCATTAGATAGAGTGGGTTATTTTCTGACATCCATAGAGGAGAAATTAAATATAAAAAAGACAGAAGTTTTCTTCTTTGAAAATTTAGATGATAAAAGTAATATAATTATAACATTTAAGTATACCCAAATACAAGATATCATTATAAATGTTAGAGAAATACATCACAATACAATACCGATACATAAGAAAGGTAATGCGATTTACACTATTAATGCATTAAACAAATTAATAGAGGAAGAAACTAATCTAGATAGTGGTAATATTGATTTTAAAGCTCATAAAATCAATTGGGATAACTACCAATATAAAATCATATTAAACAAAGGTAATCAGTTAATTATAAGTCCCATTAAACGTACTTTTTTCTAAAATTAAGATATTTATAATAAACGATTTATTATGGCTAACCCTAAAAAAGTAGATTTAAGTAAAAAACTAGATGATTTTCTTGAAGTAAACAATCAAGAAGAATGTACTGGTGAAGACTGTCTTATTAAGGACAGAAGTTTAACTGAAAGAGTTAATAAAAAATTTATAACAGAAGACGGTAGAGAATTATTATTTTAATTATAAAACCAATATGCAAAAGAAAGATTTAAACGAGACTTTAAAAAGATTCAAAGCAATAAATGAATATTCATTTTATGTTGGTGAAGATGATATTAAAGGTAAAGATGAAGAAGGTAAGGATTTAATCCTTGGAGAAGATGAAGAAAATCCAGAGGCTGATGCTGAACCAGAATTAGATTTACCAGAAGATAATAAAGAAGTTGTAGACTTATCAGGTGATGCTGAAGTTGAAGATTTAACTGGTGATGCTAATCTAGATGATATGGGAGCACCAGAAGATATTAATCCATTGGATGTACCACCAGTTGATGCACCAGAAATGACAGATAACGGTGATGAAGTAGAAGTTGATGTTACATCAATAGTGAAAGGTAGTGAAGAAGCTAAAGCGGCTGCTGAACAATCTAATTCTAAAATGGAAGAGTTATTAAATAATTTTAAAGAATTAGAATCAAGATTATCAGCTATGTCTGCATTATCAACTAAAATTGATAATTTAGAACAAGAAATTGAGAAAAGAAATCCAACACCAGAAGAAAGATTAGAAATGAGGTCTTTATCTTCTTATCCATTTAATCAAAAATTAACTGACTACTGGTCTGAAAAAGAAGGTATTTATGATGTTATGAATAAAAATGGTGAGAAAAAAGAACAAGAATATGTTTTAGATAAAGATGCAATCGAATCTGACTACAATCCAAATACACTTAAAAACTCCTTCAGTGCTAATGAGTACGAAGAAGAGGATATCTAAAACAATTCACCCTTAAAAATATAAAAGGAGGCTAATAACCTCCTTTTTTGTCCCTTTATATTTTTTATTTTTATATATAAAGGATTATAAATCAGTGTTTTAATAAAAAATAAATAAAAAAATAAAATAAAACTATTGTATAAAAATTAATTATATAGTAGATTTGTAAAACCTTAAAAGTTTTAAGTAATGAAAGATAATGCAAGTAAAATATTAGAGATGTTTAATGGTATGTCAGAAGAACAAATATCTGATATAATGAATAAAATCGGTTCTCTAACAAAAACAGATGAATCATCACAAAAACACAATAAATATGTTTACGAAGGAAATCATGAAGACCTTCCGAAAGAGTTTCGCCCAAAGAAACATCTACCAGAAGGTACTAATATTGAAGTAGTAAAGTTAATTATTGCAAAATTAGAAAAGGATTATCCAATTCTAAGAGACCCAATTTACACAAAGTCATTAATTGATGAATTTTCAAGTTTAATGAATGATAATGGGCAATTACTTTAGTAAATAACAACAATTATATATTTAAATTTAGAAACATGAGCACAGAAAAAAAGAATGATGCATTAAGTGCAATCTTAAAGCAGTACGAAGACAACACAACAAAAAAACAAGTTAAAAAAGAGAAAACTTTTGACTTAAAAAATTATTTTAGTACGTTTTTCCCTAAAACAGAGAAAAAAGCTAAAAAAGTAATTAGAATTTTACCTGCAGCTGATGGCGAAAGCTCACCATTTGTAGAATTACACGTTCATAGTGTTGAAATTAATGGAGAATATAAGAAATTTGTATGTCTTAAACATACTTATGACAAACCATGTCCATTTTGTCAGGCTAGAGAACAATTATACTCTAAAACCGATACGGATGAAGCTACTGGTAAGGTATTTAATAAAAGTGAGAGTCAGATTGAATCTGATAGAGCTGTTGCAAAGAAATACAACTCTAGAAAGATGTATGTTGTAAAACTAATTGAACGTGGTAAAGAGGATGAAGGAATTAAATTTTGGAGATTTAATCATGACTCAAGAGGAAGTGGTGTAATGGATAAAATTATGATTTTATTGGAAGAAGAAGGTTATTTTATTGACCCTAAAGAAGGTAAAGACATTACCATTCACTTAGGTAGAGACCAAAAAGGTAATGCAAGTATCACAAGTATCACTGCTAATAAAGAAATGACTCCTGTAAGTGCTGATGATACACAATCTAAAGAATGGTTGGCAGATGCAAGAACATGGGAAGATGTTTATGGTGTTAAGTCATATGAATATCTTGAAATCATCGTAAAAGGCGGAGAACCAATGTGGGATAAAGATGCAAGTAAATTTGTAGATAAAGCTGATATGGAGAAAAAACAATTAGCTAGAATCGAAGAATTTACTAAAGGAAATAATGAGATATCATTAGGTGCTTCAATTGAAGAAAGTGATGATGATGATGTTCCTTTTTAATAGAATGTTGTTTAGTGTTTCATAGTGTTTCATTAGGGCTATCATAAACAAGCCATGAGCCAAGTAAAATTGGTAGTTTATAAATAAGGTTAATTTCAGAGGTCGGAGTTAAGGAATTCAAAAAAACGTTCCCCTTCGATAAAAGTGGCTTCGACCTCTGTATTAATTGTTTTTAAGACAAAAAAGTTATATGTCAAATAAAAAACCCGAAAGAAAAAAGGAACCAATTAAAAAAGGTGATTTCGATTTAACAAAATTTAAAAAAGATAATGGATTAGGACAAACAGTTAAAGATAAAGAATTATCTTGGATTCCATTATCAGATTCATTTCATGAAGCATTAAAAATTCCAGGTATCCCAAGAGGATTTTTTATGTCATTCAGAGGTTACTCAAATACAGGAAAATCAACTGCAATTTATGAAGCGGTAGCTGGTTGTCAAAAAATTGGTGATTTAGCTGTAATCATTGAAACTGAAGGAAACTGGAATTGGGAACATGCAGCTAACATCGGGGTTAAATTTGAGGAAGTAGTTGATGAAGAAACTGGTGAAATTAATTATGAAGGTGATTTTATTCTAGTAACAAGTGAAGACCTCTTAAATAAATATGGTAATTTTAACTATGAAAATAGTAAAACAGAATCAAAACAATTAAGAGATGAAGCTGTTATCGAAGATGTTGCAAAATTCATGAGTGATTTATTGGATTTACAAAAAGAAGAAAAACTACAAAGAAATTTATGTTTTTTATGGGATTCAGTGGGCTCAATTAATGGATATAAGTCAGCAACCTCAAATTCATCTAATAATCAATGGAATGCAGGTGCAATGGAATCTGCTTTTAAATCATTAGTAAATCATAGAATTCCTTCTTCTAGAAGAGAAGGTAAACCATATATTAATACATTTGCAGTAGTTCAAAAAATATGGTTAGATAATATGAACGCAGTTATTAAACATAAAGGTGGCGAAGCATTCTTCTATTCACCAAGAATCATTATTCATTTCGGTGGTATTCTAACACATAGTACGTCTAAATTAAAAGCAACTTCAGGTGGTCAAACATATGAATTTGGTATTGAAACTAAAGTAAGATGTGAGAAAAACCAAGTTAATGGAATTATCGAACAAGGTAAGTTAGCATCAACACCACATGGATATTGGAATCCAGATAAAATTGAGGATTACAAAAAAGAACATCGTGATTATATTTTAAAACATCTTAATACAACAATGGATGATTTTAAAATTATAAAAGAAGAGTTCAAGAAAGAACTATCAGATGAAGATATGGCTGATTAATATTGTAGTGTAACTACTTAGGGAGTTCCAGCGGAGTAATGACCGCTGGTCTTCTCCTCCCTTATTAATTTAATTTTTAACCCTTTGATACAATGAATCGTGAATAAACTCCCACCAAGACAAGCTACAGAAAGAATTATATATAAAAATATATTAATAGTAGATGGTAATGCATTATTTAAATTAGGGTACTGCGGTGCTAAAAATGAATATAATTCAAATGGTCAACATATCGGAGGACTCTACCAATTTATTACAGTACTAAGAAAATTATTGAATGAGAATTTATATCATTCAGTTTATGTATTTTGGGATGGTATATTAAGTGGTAAATTACGATATGATATTTATTCAGCATATAAAGCAAATCGCAATAAAGATTTCGTAACTGGTTCAAAACCAGATGACCCATCCTACTTAGAACAACAATTTAAAGTAACAGAATATTTATCAGAATTATTTATTAAACAATTATCTGACGAAACTGTTGAAGCAGATGATTTTATTGCGTATATTTGCAATCACAAGGAAGATAATGAAAGAATAACAATATGTTCAAGCGATAGTGATTTATATCAGTTAATAAATGAAAATGTTTTAATGTATCATTGCCAAAAGAAGATGTTTGTTACAAAAGATAATTTTTTTGAGATTAAAGGGTTTCATTTAGATAACGTAGCATTAATAAAAATAATTTGTGGTGATACAACAGATAATATAAAAGGAATAAAAGGTTTAAGTGAGACAAAGTTAATAGAAACCTTCCCGATATTAAAAGAAAGAAAAGTAGAATTAGAAGAGATTATAGAATTGGCAAGAGGAATACAAACACAAAGAATAAATGAAAAGAAAATACCATTTAAATTTATTGATAATATCATTAATAAAGTAACGGTGGGTGTTCAAGGGGATAAAATATATCAAATTAATAAACTATTAGTTGATTTATCAAACCCATTATTAACTAAAGAAGCTAAAAAGAATGTTGAGAGTTTAATAAATGGATATTTTACTTTAGGAGAATACGGAGGAACCAAATCAGTTTATGAGAAAATGAAAAGAGATGGTATTGATAAAAAGGTAGGTGAAGAAAGAATAGGAGAATATCTAATGCCATTTAAAAAATTAATAGAACGAGAAAAAAATAACAATATAATATAATAAATAAATAAACAATTAGTATCATGGAAATGCAAAAAGTAGAATTCGTATTGTACATTAATAACAGAAACAAAATTATTTGTGCAAGAAATTTCAGTGTTGAAAATTTCAATCCTGAATGTATTAACTCTTTAGAGATTAAAGAAATGGTTGATTCTTTAGTGGGAATGAACAATGGAACAATGGGCGGACATGGAATCATCCCAAGTGACCTTAAAAAGAAATCAATTGATTATCTTTGGGAATTTTATAATCCATATAAAGAACAACAAGTGGAAAGTAAAAAAGTAGCAAATATTTTCGAGAATGAAGATATTTTCTATATCGATATAAATAAATTCACTGAGGATGGTGTAGTAAATATTGCAAAGGGGTCTTTCTCTGGTAATTTCTTCCCTACTAAAGTAAGATATCAAGTTGATATTAAAGACTTAATTCCTAAATTAGTTAGTGAAATTAGATATTCATTATCTAGAAAAAATTATACTCACGAATACGATTCAATTGAACTTTAGGAATATTTATATAAAGATAAGTTAGAATATTTTTAATAATAATATCGTACGGGACATACGATTACAGATGTGGAGCTGAAATAAGACACCTACCCTTAATTGGCTGTGTGCACAAGCTACGAAACATCTAAAGTTTCCAACGAAGGTTGGAAAGCCTCAAACCATTAGGTTTAAGGTAGTTCACATAAACACTAGAATTTAAAAGTTACATGGCAAGAGACAAAACAACATTTGAACATTACGGTACAGAATTCCAGAAAAGAATTATCGCAGAAATAATCTCCGATAAACGATTTGCAGAATCAATTTTACCTATACTATCTCCTGGATACTTTAAAGGTAATATTCATTTATCTTTATTAGTAGCTGAAATTGTAAATGCATTTAAAGATGAAGTTATTTTGGATTATGAAACACTCCAAAATAGACTTTTAAATCATGTAATTACAGAAAATGAAAAGGATAGAGAAGAGGTCTTAGCCCTTATTACTGATATTAGAGCTATTACCTTAAATGATTCAGAATATACCCAGGAAACTGCTATGTTGTTCTGTAAACAACAAGAAATGTCTAAGACTATTACTGATATCAAAAAAATTATTGATAGAGGTAATATCGAAGAGTTCCCTAAATGTGAAGAGTTAATCAGAAAGGCACTTGAATTAGGGGGAAATAAAGATAATGGTGTTCATTTATTAGATTCTATTGATAGTGTATTAGAAGATGACTTTAGAAAACCAATTTCAACTGGAATTGATGGTTTAGATGAGTGTATGGATGGTGGTTTATCTAAGGGTGAACTCGCTGTAATCCTTGCTGCGACTGGGGTTGGTAAGACGACCCTAGTTACAAAACTTGCTCAAGCTGCATATAAAGAAGGTAAAGTTGTGGTACAAATCTTCTTTGAAGATACTATCAAAATTATCCAAAGAAAACATTTAGCTTGCCATACTGGTATTGCATTAAATGATTTATCCTCAAGAAAAGAAGAGGTAAAAGCAGCTAAAGTAACATTAACAGAAGAACATACTGGTGGTAAATTAATAATGAAAAGATTCCCAAGTGGTACCACCACAATACCAATGATAAAACAATATCTAAGAAAATTAACAGTTTCAGGTATTAAACCTGATATGATTTTATTAGATTATATTGATTGCGTTCAATCGACAAGACATTCAGATGATATATCAACATCAGAAGGTCAAACAATGAGGGAATTTGAATCATTAATTAGTGAAATAGATGTTGCTGGATGGGTTTGTACACAAGCTAATCGTAGTGCAGTTACATCTGATATAGTAGAAGCTAATCAAATGGGTGGTTCATTCAAAAAAGCTCAAATTGGACACTTTATTATGTCTATCGCTAAGAAATTAGACCAAAGAGATGAAGGTACTGCTAGTATTGCAATTCTTAAATCAAGATTTGGTAAAGATGGTATAACATTTCCTGATTCAATATTTAATAATGCAACAATGCATATCGAATTAAAATCAAATAGTGGTTTAAATTTCGGTGGAATGATGAATAAGAAAAAAGAAGATGAGCAAAATAGAGTTAATTTAGCATTAAGAACAAGACAAGCAGTAAATAAAGTAAACGAAAATAAAGAAAAAGAAATATAATATGGAAATCAATATCATCAAAAGAGACGGAACAAAAGAAGCTATTAATTATGAAAAAATTAATAAAGTTTTATTATGGGCAGTAGAAAATATAAATGGAGTTTCTGCATCAAATGTTGCAATGAATGCCCAATTACAATTCTATAATGGCATTAAGTCATCTGATATTCATAAATTACTAATACAATCCGCAGTAGAATTAGTAACAGAAAATGAACCTAATTATCAATATGTAGCATCTAATTTATTAAATTATTATATAAGAAAAAATATATTTAATACTGCTACTGATATGCCTCACATTAAAACTATTATGGTTGATAATGTAGCTAGAGGAATTTATGATGAAATTTTATTGAAGTCATTCACCAACGAAGAACTAGAAAAAATTAATTCTTTTATTAAACATGAAAGAGATTTTAATTTTACTTGGGCTGGATTACAACAAATGGTTGATAAATATCTTTTAAAAGATAGATTAACTGGTGAAATTTACGAAACTCCACAATATGCATATATGTTTATTGCTATGACTTTATTTGCGGATTTTAAAGGAGATAAAGTTAATATGATTAAAGGTTTCTATAACCAAATTTCAAAATGGAAAATTTCCTTACCAACACCAATTATGTGCGGTGTAAGAACACCAAATAGACAATATAGTAGTTGTACATTAATTGATTGTGGTGATTCATTAGAATCAATCTATTCAACTAATAGTGCTATTGGTTATTATACTGCTAAAAGAGCTGGTATTGGTATTAATGTAGGAAGAATAAGAGCAATTGGAGCTCCAATTAGAGGTGGTGAAGTAGTACATACTGGCGTTATACCATTTCTTAAAATGTTCGAATCTACAACACGTTCTTGTACTCAAAACGGTGTTAGAGGTGGAAGTTCAACTACCTTTATACCATTTTGGCATAAAGAAATTGAAGATGTGTTAGTTCTTAAAAATAATAAAGGAACTGATGATAATCGTGTACGTAAAATGGACTATGGAATTCAATTCTCAAAATTATTTTATAAACGTTTCATAAATAATGAGACCGTTACCTTATTTTCAGCACATGAAGTTAAAGATTTATATGATGCATTTGGATATAATGATATTTTTGATGAATTATATGTTAAATACGAAAATGATAATACAAAAACTAAAAAAACTGTAAGTGCTAGAGAACTATTCAATCAATTCTGTCAAGAAAGAATTGGTACTGGTAGAATTTATTTGATGAATATTGATAATGCAAATGAACATAGCTCATTCTTAGATAAGGTATATCAATCCAATCTTTGCATGGAGATAGATTTGCCCACATCTCCTTTAAATCATATTGATGATGGAAAAGTTGTAACTAAATTAATAAAAATGAAATCTACTGACGTAGAAACTTTTGTAAAATTAAAAAATGAGCATACAACATTCTATATTGATGGTAAAACAAATAATATTCATAAAAAAACATTAAAAGATTTTAATAATATGTTTACTATTATTGATGCTTTTGATACTGAAATGAGCAAAAATAATGAATATACTATATTACCACAGAAATTTGAAATGATGTGGGGTGAAGAACCAGCTGAAATTGCTTTATGTGTTTTATCTGCTATTAACTTAGGTACTATTAAAGAATTATCTGAATTAGAAGAAGTATGTGAATTTACACTAAGAGCATTAGATTTCGTAATTACTCACCAAGATTATCCAGTAGAAGCAGCTAAAAAAATGTTAGCTAGAAGAAGTGTTGGTGTTGGTGTTACTAACTTAGCATATTATTTTGCTAAAAATGGAGTGATTTATGGTTCACAAGAATCTTTAGGTTTATTAGATGAAACAATGGAATATATCCAATATTATTTAATTAAAGCTTCTGTTAAATTAGCTAAAGAATTTGGTAAATGTGAATACTTCAATAGAACAAAATATTCTAAAGGAATTCTACCAATAGATACATACTGTAATAAAGTTGACACTATTGTTTCAAGAGAGAAATCTTTGGATTGGGAAGAACTAAGAGCTGAAGTATTAGAACATGGAATGAGAAACTCGACATTAACAGCTATGATGCCATGTGAAAGCTCTTCTGTTGTATCCAATTCAACTAATGGTATTGAACCACCTAGAAGCTTAATTACTAGTAAAAAATCAAAACAAGGTATTATTAAAATGGCAGTACCAGAAGTTTATAAATTAAAAAATAAATATAAACTAGCGTTTGATGTCACTAATAAAGAATACACTAATATCCAAGCAGTAATCCAAAAATGGATTGACCAAGGTATTTCTGGTAATCACTATTACTCAATGGAAAATGGCGAATCATTATCTATTACTGAAGTAGTTAAAGATTTATTATATTTTTATAATATGGGTGGTAAACAATTATATTATGCCAATACTTCTGATGGTAAAACAGATGACATTACTAAAATGATGAAAGAAGAAATTAAAGCAGAACCAGAGATTGAAGAGGAAATTGATGACTGTGCGGGAGGTGCTTGTAAATTATGATAATAAATAATAAAAATTTAATACTAGACCTAAGCTTCTTATTTATACTAATAAGAATATAGTTTTACAAATCGATGATAAAGATAAAGAATTAGAATTATGGTTTAATTTACCAAATGAACTTACAAATGAATTAAAAATAATTTTCTTAAATAAAATTAGAAATAACCCTAATTCAAAATTAGGCACCATACTCTATTTTAGAATAAATTATTCATTTTTTGATGAAAATAGGTATAATACCTACCTCAATTACATTCTATTAAATAAAAAAGATAGAAATAGTGAAGAGTATTTCCGCTTATTATATGGTGAAAATTATTTAAAATATTGGAAAATGAAAACTTCTATGTACGGAATAACAAAAGAATCACTTACATTATTTAAACCTATAATAGAATTATTAAATAATAAAAATATAAAAATAATTTATTATGGAGATATTAATAATAGAAAAAATGAATGGTTTATATATTTTAATGAAAAATATTATTTTTATGATTTAACCATCTTCCATGAAGATAAAAAACATATTATTGAATATAATGGGGAAAAATTCCACCCAAATAAAGAAAAATTAAATAATATTGAGTGGATGGAATGGCGACAATTATACCATAATAAAACTGCTGACGAAGTATTCCTATTTGACGAATATAAAAAGAAAATAGCAATAGATAATGGTTTTAAAGTTTTAACTATATGGGCAGAAGATAAGAATTTGAATACTAATAAAATTTTAGAGTTCTTAAAAGATATTTTATAATTGTTTATTTAAAATAAATTACTATATTTGTAAAAAATATAAAATTATGGCAGAAGAAAAACATATAATTAATCTAAATAATAATGATTTTACATCAGACCCACTTTTCTTTGGAAAAAATGGTATGGGGCTACAACGTTATGACAAATTTAGATATAAAAATATATTTAATTTATTTAAAACACAGTTAGGATTCTTTTGGCGACCAGAAGAAGTTGCAGTACAAAAAGATAGGGGTGACTTCATGACTCTAACTGAACAAGAAAAATTTATTTTTACAAAGAATCTAGGATATCAAATTCTGTTAGATTCAGTACAAGCCAGAGGTATTAAAAATATCACTGAGTATATGACAAATCTTGAATCAGAAGCATTTGCTAATTCATGGGAATTCTTTGAAACCTTACATTCATATTCTTATACATATATAATTAAAGGAGTTTATCCCAATGCCTCCGATGTTTTTGATTCAATCCTAGAAGATGAAGCTATTGCCAAAAGAACAACATCTGTTACAAAATATTACGATGAATTAATCAATTCAATCCCTTCAGATACTGAAGATGACTTAAAGAAAAAATTATATTTAACTTTAATGTCTATTAATATCCTAGAAGGTATTAGATTCTATGTTTCATTTGCTTGTTCATATTGTTTTGCCCAAAATAAAAAAATGGAAGGTAATGCCAAGATTATCAGCATGATAAATAGAGACGAAAATCTTCATCTAGGATTTACTCAATATGTTATCAATAAATTATCAACGGAAAAAAGTGAAGGTTTTTTACATATTGTAAAAGAATGTAAACCTATAGTAAAACAAATGTTCAAAGATGCAGCAGAAGAAGAAATTGAATGGGCTAATTATTTATTTGAAAATGGTTCATTATTAGGATTAAATGCACAGATATTAACTGAATATATGAAATGGTTAACAAATTCAAGAATGAGGTCTATACATATGGAACCATTATTTGAAAATGTTAAAAATCCAATTCCATGGATAAAGCAATGGACAGAATCAAAAGATATACAGGAGGCACCTCAAGAAACGGAAAAAGAATCATATGTTGTAGGAAATTTTAATAACGATATTAATGATTCTGATTTTGGAGAGTTTGATATGTAATAATTATTAATAAATTATATATCTCCCATATATTTATAATATATGGCAACAAATTATTTAGGTATTAATTATCCATTCCAAGATTCCCCAAAAGGTTTCTTTTTAGATTTAACTGTTACTGATAGCCAGCAGATTAAATCCGATTTAATGCATTTAATACTTACTCGTAAGGGTACTAGGTATTATAATCCAGAATTTGGAACTAACTTACTTAAATTTATATTTGAACCTAATGATGGTTTAACACAATCACAAATTTCGGATGAGATTAAATCAGTAGTTAAGAAATACCTACCAAAGTTACAAATAAATGATGTAATTATCACTCCAAGTGAGACCAATGAACATTTAGTAACAGTTAAAATTGATTATACTATTACAGATGATGTTTTTGAACAAACAGATTTTGTGATTATTAATATCTAATTAAAACTACCTTTAGATTCTTTAAAAGACTTTGCCATTTGGTCTTTATCTGAGATTATAGGGTTATGACATCCCCATTTTATATTTAAATCGGTATCATCCCATTTAATTGAAACCTCGGATTCTTTATTATATACATCAGTACATTTATAATAAAAAACAGTATTATCCTCTAAAGATACAAAACCATGTGCAATACCTTCTGGTAACCATAATAATCTATTATTATCTCCTGATAGAATTACACTTATATATTGACCATATGTAGGTGATGATTCCCTAATATCTACTGCGACATCCATAACAGACCCTCTCATTACTGTTACTAACTTACCTTGTGCATGTGGTGCTTTCTGATAATGTAATCCCCTTACAACATTTTTATGTGAACAAGATATATTATCTTGTTTAAATTGTTTCACTTTAATAACATCTAATAATGATTCATTAAATGACTCTAAAAAATATCCTCTGTTATCTTTATAAACAACTGGGTCAATAATTATTACCCCTGATAAGCTAGTTTCTGTAATCTTCATGGTACAAATATATAATAAAACTTTATATATATAAATATTTTGTTATTATTAATATTTATATATAAATTGATTTATGGCTAAAAAGATATCATACAGTAGTAGAAATTTCGCTGATTATCGTGGTGATTTAATTAATTACGTTAAACAATATTACCCACAAATAGTAAGTGATATGAACGATGCATCAATAGCTTCACTTCTAATAGAAATTAACGCAGCAATAGGAGACAATCTTTCTTTTCTAGCTGATAATAGGTTTAATGAGACTCAAATCAATTATGCACAAGAAAGAGCATCAGTATTAAGTATGGCACGTACTATGGGTGTTAAAATACCTGGAAAACGACCATCAATATCAATAGTAGATTTCAGTGTAACTGTACCAGTATTTGCAAATTCTTTTGATGCCGAGTATTGCCCAGTGATTAGACAGGGTGCACAAGTAAACGGTGCAGGTAAAGTATTTGAAACGATGGATGATATTGATTTTGCAAATCCTTTTACTACTGGAGGTTTACCAAATAGATTGGTAACACCAAATATAGATAGTAATAATATGATTCAAAACTATACTATAACTAAAAGAGAGATAGTACTTAATGGTGTTAGTAAAGTATTTAAAAAAATAATAACACAAGACGATGTTAAACCATTCTTAGAAGTATTATTACCAGAAAACGATATTATCTCGATAGAATCAGTTATTACCTTAGATGGTACTGATTATACGTCTACACCGACACTAAATCAATTTTTAGATGTGGATAATCAATGGTTTGAAATGCAAGCCTTAGCGGAGGATAAAGTATTTATTGAAGATAAGACACAATCAACTGATAATGCAAGTATAAAACCTGGAAAATATCTTAAAGTTGATAAAAGATTTATAACTGAATATACTGACCAAGGATTTATTAAATTAATTTTTGGTGGTGGTAGTCAAGATATTGGTTCTTTAAATGATTTCAATATAAATACATCATTAACTCAGAGAATAGGTGATTTTATTAATAACTATTCATTGGGAACTACTCATAGTGTAGGTACAACTTTATTTATAAAATATAGAAGAGGTGGAGGTTCTGCAAGTAATTTGGGACCAAATGTTTTGAATAGTGTTGGATTACTTGATATGATTATTAATGGTTCTGACACATCAATAAATACAAAAGTGGCAAAATCATTAACTGTTAATAATCCAGCCCCAGCATTGGGTGGTAGAGATGAACCTTCAGTTGATGAAGTAAGAAATTTAGTTAGATATAATTTTGCATCACAAAATAGAGCAGTAGGTATTAAAGATTACCAATCAAGAATCTCATTAATGGATGGTAAATATGGAGTACCATTTAGATGTGGTGTATTTGAAGAACAAAATAAAGTAAAAATATCTGTATTGGGACTTGATGCTAATGGTAAATTAACCAATACATCAACCAATACATTAAAAGAGAATATAGCAACCTATTTATCTGATTACAGAATGTTAAATGATTATATAGAAGTAACAGATGGTAAGATTATTAATATAGCATTTGAAATTGATTTATTTATTGATAAGAACTATCCACAATCACAAATTATTTCACAAGTTATTACAGATGTTAATAGTTTTATGGATATAAATAAATTCCAAATGGGTGAAAATATTTATTTATCTCAATTATATGAGATTATTAATAATGTGGGAGGTGTTCTTAATATTGTTGATTTACGTGTTTATAATAAAGTGGGTGGTGATTATTCATTAAATGAAATTGCACAACCTTATTATGATACTGCAACTAGACAAATTGATTTATTGGGTCAATTCTGCCTATTTAATGAACCAAATGCACTTTTTGAAATTAAAAATGTAACAAAAGATATAAAAGTAAGAGTAAGAAGTTAATATATTGTTTTATGGCGTGTAATTGTAAAGGAGATAAAGGTACTGCTGAACGTTTGGCACAAAGACCGAATGGGTTTATTGGTAGTACATTCATGTTTGTAGTTTTTTTTATATTATTATCACCGATATTAATACCTTTTGTTTTTTATATAATCATCAAACAAAAAATAACTGGTAAATCATTCGATTTAGCACAATTCTTCGCTAAAATAATAAATAAATTTACGAAGAAAGATGATGATTCTGAAATAACAGAAGATAATAATGAAGAATATGAGATTGTAGATATAAAATAATTATGAGTGATACAATTAGAATAAGAACTGAACTTGGTAAAGACCAATACATAAAAATACCATTTAAGCAAGAATTTAATTTCTTGGAGATTTTATCACTTAAAATTTCTCAGGAGGATGTATATAAAAATTTCTCAGCTGATTATGGTTGTGTTGTGGGTAGAGTTACATTAAGTAATGTTGGAGTACCTAATTGTAGAGTATCGATATTTATTCCATTAACAGATGAAGATTCTAATAATGAAGCAATAAAATCTATATATCCCTATCAAAATATATTTAGTGATAAAAATAAAGAAGGTATAAGATATAATTTATTACCAGAAGATAGTCAAAGTACTTGTCATACGCCAGTTGGTACATTTCCCTCAAAAAGAAGAATATTAGATAATGATACTTTATTAGAGATTCATGACAAATATTATAAATACACTACGATAACAAATCACGCTGGAGATTTCATGTTAATGGGAGTACCAGTTGGTAATCATATATTACATATGGATTGTGATATTAGTGATATTGGATTACTTTCACAGAAACCATATGATTTAATTCGTAATGGTTCTAATATAAGTCAATTTGAAAGTAGTACTAAATTTAAATCTTCTGTAAACCTAGATTCATTACCACAGATTAAAACGGTTAATAGAGGTGTTAATGTAGTACCATTCTGGTCTGATGTAGATAATACTGATATGGGTATTACTAGAGTAGATTTAACTATCCCTTATAATATACAGCCAAGTGCTATAATGATGGGGAGTATATTCTCTGATAATGAAGCTAATTCATTGAGTAAAGAATGTAGACCAAGAAAAAAAATGGGTAATTTATCCGAAACCACTACTGGAGAAGGTCTAATTCAAATGATTAGAGAAACTTATGATGGACAAGTAGAAGAATTTTCTGTGGAAAGTATTGATACTGATGGAACTTATTCCTACCAAATCCCAATGAATCTTGATTATGTTGTTACTGATGAATTTGGTAATCTAATACCATCGGAAGACCCAACTAAAGGTATACCAACTAGAGCAAATGTCAGATTGAAATTAACCATGGATATCACAGGAGGGGAATCGATGCGAAGAACTAGAGCTGCATTCCTCATCCCCAATAACCCAACAAATGGAGAAGGGAATTACTCTTTCGGAGTTGACACCCCAATTATCCAAAATGAAACTTTTAAAGAATTACATTGGAATAAACTATATACAACAAAACAATTTATACCTAGATTCCAAAGAACACCAAGTGCTGGATATTATTATACCGCAATAAAAGATGTTGATGAAAACCCAGGTACTCATCAGCCATTTCCATTTAATAGAGTTGATACGAACGTTAATCCCATATTTACTTATCTTTGTATTATTTTACAAATTATAGCATCAATTGTATATGTTATTAATTTTGCTATAATACCATTAATTAATGCGATTATTGTTGTAGTAAGATTAATTATTGATGCATTAAATGTTATTATTGATTTTGTTAATAGTATTGTTAATGCTATTAGTGCTTTTTTCGGTGGTGGAGAAAAATCAATACCACCTATTCCTGACCCTGATTTTATTGCATGTATTCCAATAAAATGTGGTGAAGTAGAATATGCACCAGGATGTGTAGGATATGGATTAACTGAATCAGAAAAAGAACATACTGGCATCTCCAATCATACTGATATTGATGATTTCTCTAATTGTATAAGCGTTGCATTAGCTGATGCTCTAAATGTGTTTAAATTCCAATTCTTTAATGATTGGATAAATGGTATTATTTATTTACCATTATTAAAATATAGGAAGAAAAAAACAATTGTTTCTGGTAAGGTAGTAATTGATGAAATTTTATGTGATTTTGATTGTGATGATTTTGATAGTAATAGTCAAAATGATTGTGATACCAATTATATTGCCGATGGATGTACTGCTACACTTTCATTTGATACTACTGATGAAATAAACATAAGAGAAGGATTAGTAAAAAGAGTAAAATTAGATAATGGTGATTATGATTTATATTATGCTGCAGTAACACATAAAGGAAATGTCCCATTATTCCCAGTTAATATCGTTTCATTAGGGTCTATTGTTAATTGTGATTATGAAAACGTACCTGTTATGTATCCAGAATTATTAACTACAACATATAAAAGACCTGATTTTACAAGTAATGATGGTGTTACAGGAATTGACCCATTATTAATGGATGTTAGTTGTCTTGGAGTAACTGTAGATACTACACATTGCCAAAATAATAAAAGAATATGTGAATTAGGTGTTGATTTAGATGAGACACCAAATGATAATTCTATTATTGATAATAATGATATTGACAACCATTTAATAAGAAAGAAATTCATATCAATAAATCAAGGTACACAATTAGCAAGCACAAACGATAATTTTAATGGTACTGAATATACTAATTTTAGGAATTTTACTACATATGGTAATGTACAATTACCAAAAGGTAATTCTTTATATTTTTATTTCGGAATAACACCAGGAAAATCAGCATTAGATAAAGCTAATAGTAAATATTTTGCTAAATGTACAGTAAAAAAACAAAATAATTTTATTATTAAAGGTGAAGTAAATGCGGTAACCACAATTAATGGAAGTGATGGCTCTATTGACATTACTATGATTGGCGGTATCGCACCATTTACTTATCTATGGAGTAATGGTGCAACAACACAGGATATTTCATTATTATCTGCAGGTAATTATACAGTAGTAGTTAAAGATTCAACAGGTGCAATGGTAAGTCGTTCATTCGAAGTAGGACAACCACTTGCCTTAACTTTCGATTCATTACCAACTGATACCACACAAAATGCATCAAATGATGGTAAAATTATAATAACCCCTAGAGGCGGTACTGCACCATATAATGCACAAATTATTTCTGGACCATCTAATACTTTTATACCAACTGGTAATTTTAGTTTTAGTGTACAATTTACTGGTTTAGTACCAGGGAATTATATAATTGAAGTGACTGATAGTAGTTCACCAACACAAAGTTATCAAAATACAGCATATATTGTTATTAATGAACCCGCAGCATTGGTAGTACCAACACCAGTTATTATTAATAATACTTGTAATGGTGGTAATACAGGTAAAATCACAATAAATCCAAGCCCAAGTGGTGGTGTAGGACCATATAGCTTTAAATGGAGAGATGGAAGTAATAATATTATTGCAACAACACGGAATATTGAATTTTTATTTGCGGATACATACTCAGTAGAAGTTATTGATGCTATTAATCAAACACTAACCTATAATAATTTAATAGTGAGTGAACCTACTGCTATTACATTTAGTGAAACTCATACTGCACATACTGCAAATAATGCTGATGGTACAATACAATTAACAGCATCTGGTGGTTTTGGTATATTAATTTATTCTATCTATATTGGTAATGTACAACAAGGTGTAAGTAATTTCACTGGAACATTTACAGGTTTAGCTGCTGGTACTTACACCGCTAAAGTAGTAGATGATAATAACTGTGAAAAAATTATTAATACAATAATAATATAAATTATTTTAAAATAAATTTGGAGATTAGAAATATTTTATATATCTTTACATTATTAAACAATTAAAACATATAAATAACATGAAAAATTTAGTAATTATTTTAGCGACAATGATGGTGATGATGGTATCATGTAAAAAGGAGAAATTAACACCAGAACCAGCACCTACGCCAGACCCAACACCGATTGTATCAACAGACACATGTAACTGTGCAACATGGGATTTAACCAAAGTTCTTGATGTTAAATGGTACTATAATCCAACTGGAACTAGTAATGGCGATTCTTGTTTTGTTGAATTTAAATCTGATGGTACATTTAACTGGAGAAGTAGTACTGCGGTTGCCTATAGTAATCCTAATTTTAAATACCATAGTGGTACATGGGAATTCAATAAAACTAAAAAAGATAATAAAGGAAATATTAGAAAATGTAGTATTAATATTCATTTTTCTGATGTTTTATTTCCAAATGCAGAATTCCATTGGGATGTCACAACATTATTTGATTCACCATTTAGATTAATGATGAATGAAGCTAATGAAGGTCCTAATTATGTTTTTCACCCAATACCATAAATAAATGAAGTCATTCGAAATATTATATTCCATAAAGGTTAATTCTATAAAACTTCATAGATATCCTTTATGGAATTTTGTTTTAATGAAAATTGAAACATTAAGGAATATTATATATAATAATAAAAAATTAAAAAATATAATATCCCAGTATTATAATATTAGTGGATTAAACTTCAATAAATCGATTAGTGGTTTATATAAATCTGATGAAAATATAATTCACGAAGAGAGGATTAAATCCATTACGGTCATTACCAAAGACATTACTATTGCAATATCATTTGCAAAGGACATAAAAGAAAGTTTTAAGCAAGAAACAGTTTTAGTGATAGATAAGGAAACATCCAAAGTTTTTCCAGTTAAATAATATATTTATATATAAAGTAATATTATGGATTTAATTAGGAGGAGACTTAGGGAATCATTATTAATGGAGAAGATGGTTCTTAAGAACTATGATGAATATGTAAAATTGGTAGCTGAGGCATATGAAAAAGCCAAAGACTATGATTCTAGTGTATTAAGTCATTGGAAAGCATTAAACGCCTCTAATTACACTTTATTCCAGAGATTATTATCAAAAGTTAATGTAATATTCACGACTAATAATAAAAGTGATGTTGGAACTATTAATATTGCGGGTAGAGACTTCAAAATTGAGTATATAGAACCAGGTGATGAGTATAAAACCGCATCTGAGATGAGAAATTCATTTGAGAGTAGTGGAATTCTTAAAATATCAATTGATTATTCGGAACATCCAGTATTTTCTGTGGCTGATAATATTGTATTCAGAACTATACATGATTATATGGCACATATTTTAGGTGGACATGATTTTGGTGCTAAAGGTGAGATTGCATCATATAATAGACATGCTAAATTAGCACCTAAAGAGGCTATTCCAGCGTTATTTACTGAGGTAATTGGTCAAGCATGTACCGCAATTGCAACTGGAAACTTCCCAAAACAAAAGATTGTTGTATTAGAAGGGTTTGATTTTTATAATTTAGGAAAGGTTGATGATGAAAACTATGAAATTATCGATAAGACATTAATTAAGAAGTCAGAAAAGGATAATTTGGAGAAACAAAAAGAATTAGATAAACAAAAAGCTAGACAAGAACCAGTTGCATTAAAAGAACCAGTTAAAGAACCTGAATTAGAGGTTGCACATACTATTAAAAATAAAAAAAAGATATAATAATATAAAGTTAAGATTAAAAAAAAGGAGGTCATACTGAGGCTTCCTTCTCATGAAAAAGATAATTCAAATTCTTATTGTTGACAACATCAATAAATCTCTGATTTGTTTTTAATGAATCAAGTCCACCTAGATTTCTATCCCATTTACCAGTTTTAAGAAATGTTAATTGTTCTTTTATTTTATCATCAACATCATCCAGTCCACTATAAAGACAAGTTTTTAAATTAAAAACCGTTTTTGAAATTTTGAGTAGATTAATTAACTCTTCTTTATACCATTCACCACCCATAAAAACAATACAAGTAATAAAGTCTTTATATTTGTAAATAATTTCTTTAAATTCATTTTCATCCAGATGTAAACCAGAATCTTTTTTCCATAGATGAGCTGAATGACAACCAACACACATTAAATTACAACCCGTAATAGAAAAACTTAAACTAATTTCATTAGGTACCTCTTGTAATATTATATCATATGAATAATATTTCATTAATTTAAATGATAATGTCTCCTAAAAGCCTCTTTTTGTCTACCACTTGAGAAACTAGTAATTCTCTTTAGATAGCCAATAATCCTAGTTGCATGGTCAACATTATCTGAACTACAATTAGGACATTGATATACTGTTCTTTTATCAATATGTTCACAAACGTTACAAATTGTTATTTTTATATTAAAACAGAAATAATTACAACCAGCTTTAGCAGTAACGTTCAATAGTTTCTCAAAAGCCTCCTTACTTGCATATTCCTCAAGGTTTAAATGTAAAGCTGAACCACCATCAAGATATTGAATCATTTCTTTTCCATGTAAGATAACCTTATCAATAAGATTAATATTAGAATCCTCAACTAAATAAAAATAGGAATTATAACAATCTCTTTTAACATTAAAACCATCTACCTTATCCCAATTAGAATTCTTAATACCTAAATTTTCAGCAGGAACGAATTCAGTATTAAACATATAACCATATATTTTTTTTGCTACTTTATTTGCTTCGTAGATTACTTTAAGGTGTTTATTAACATAATCTTTGTATTCTTGATTATTACCTATTGTAATACCATTAAATTCAGCAGCCTCAGCCATACCATTTATACCGATAGTTAGAAATTGTTTATCTAATGTAATAAATTTCGCATTATAAACTGGTAACATACCATTAATCTGATATTCCTCCATTAATTTCCTATATGCCACTTGATATTTATGTATTTTATTAATTTCAGACTTTATGTCCAAATTTAATTGAATCATCCGATTAAAATTTATAGTAATAACATTAATTGACCCTGTGGATACACCACCAGCACCTAAAGAATAACTAAATGTATTATCAGAAATTTCATTTCTTAATCTACAACAAGAAGCTAAACTATCAGCATTTTCTGATTGATAAATAAAAAATGAATTACCTTCTGATAATTCTTTTGCACACATCCCAGAAAAATCCTTATCCAGAGTTTCATCATTTTTTATTAACATTGCTGCGGTTACCACAGGAAATGTTAATAATGCTTTTTCTCTTTCTTTATTAAACCATGACATAAAAAAACTTTGTAAGGTACTAATACTGGTAATAGAAGGTTTAGACATATCAGGAAAAACAAAATCCCCAAATAAGCTTTCAAAATAATACTTATCGTAAATAGATAAATTCCAAAAAACCGACTGATATCCTCTAGCTGCAGCTGGTTGATTTATGGCATAAACTACATGTTGTAAACTATTCTCAATAATCTTAGTGTGTGTTTCTAAATATGAATCACCGTAATCTTTTCTTGCAAAATAATCAAAATACATTAAAAATTCAACAGTAGCTATCGCACCAGCAAATTGTGATGAAATTGCAAATACTAAATTTATAAAAGAACCACAAAAACTCTCAAGGTGTTGTGGTGCTTTACTTTCCCCACCTAATGTAGTTAGCCCATGTAATAAAAAGGGATACATATTTATTGATGCACAATATGGTTTCAATGATGTTTCATCATGACAATATATCTCATGCTCCTCAATCTGTCTATTGTATTCCTTTGCTAAATCTTCACCAAATATATCCCGTATTTTCTTAGAAACTAAAGTCCTATTTATTTGGATATAAATATCCTTATTGATTTCAGCCTCCATGGTTGCAATGTTTTTATTTGAGACATTAGCATTAGCATCTAATGTTGAACCATCTGCTGCATTTTGCGATGTGATGTAATTCTTAATAAAATCAATTTTTTCGTTGATTTGTTGGTTATTTAGTTTTATCATAATAGAAACAAAGATATATCTTTTAAGATAAATAGAGAATAAAAATGTAAGATAAAAACAAATTTTATGATTAAGGTCATGAAATACCAATATAGTGATTTACTAAAAAACTAAGATTTATTTTTATATTTACTTTAGTATCATTAATAAAGTCCATAAAAAGATATTTATTATATATAATGAGTAATAGAATACAACATAGACTTAATCAAAATACGTCAGTAAGCTCAGTAAATACTGATTTTAAGGTTAATTTACAATTAACTAATACTACGAATATACTCCCAACCGATGAGATAAATCACATTGTTAATTCTGGTGACCAATTTAATAAGGAAAGACAAAGTAGTGGATTTTATCGAATTATTGGAACTGTAATACCTAAAATATCAAATGTTCTATTTAATATAACTGGTGCTAATAGTATATCCTACTTTAATGATTCAAAATTTAGAGATAGAAGTGTAGCCTATAATAATTCAGTGGGTGATACAGAAGATTTAACATATGAAGAATCAATCAATACATTCTTAGAAGAGAATAATGGATGGTTTGGTTATAGAAATCCAGACCAAACGAGTAGTGACCATTGTACATTAATTGATATGTTACCAGCAAGAAGTGAATTTGAGTTAGTAAATACTCAAAATGCTAAGAACTGGGAAATAAAATTAACATATCCAGCATTTAGTGCAAGAACAAGTGGTGATATTACAGATGGTGGGTTAATCATAATTGACCAAAGTACTGGAACAATAGGTAATATTACTATGTTAGAACTAAGTACACCTGTTAAACATGGTTTATCACAAGGCGATAGTGTTAAAATAGTTGGACTAACTCCATCATCAGCCGATGGTACTTATACAGTAGAAAGAATTGGTAATGATACTGGAAACTTACAAGATTATTCATTTTCAGTTAAGATAGACCCATTAGTATTAATAACCCCAAATACTAGAATAAGAAGAGTAGTAAATGGACAAGAATCTGATTATTATTTTAGGATATTTGAGACATTAACTGATGACGATGATTATGAAATGTATCCTTTAGGTTTTGCTAGAAATTTATTCTTTGATAAAATACCACAATTTGTATTTAATAAAGATATTGATGTTTCTGAATTAAGAGATAATTTAAATAGACCATTAAGTGAATTATATATAACATTTATAAAAAATAATAATAAAGGATTTAGTGTTATAAAATCTGGTATTGAAATGCCAAATATCCCTGCGATTGACAATTTCGATAATATCCCAGATATCAGAAGAATCCATAATGGTGTAACACCGATATCACATACTGAATTAGAATCTAATATATTAATTACGGACACACAATTTTATGGTGATATAGTTGAATATAATAAATTTGAAGTAAGAGAAAAAGTATTAGGAGAAATTCACCATAGATTCAATACTCAAAATAGAGATGGTGGTAATGGAATGTCAACTAATGGGGTATCAATAACACTTGGACCAAGAGTTGAAGGTTATTTTTATAAAGCACATCATAAGATAGAAATAAGACAATTCTCCAATTATGTTGAACAAGGTGATAGTTCTACTGAAGGTATTCCAGATTATGCACAAAGTTTAGGTGACGGTAGATACCTATGGAGAGATTTATTAGATATTGGATTTAACGATGGGAATGAAACAATATTAAATTATCCATTCTTAAATGGATGTCATTATATGTACCAAAATTATGATTTAAATGTAAGAAGACAAGACCCATTTGGCGAATATAATTTATTTTATAGTGATTTCCCAAGAGACCCTTACGGAGAAAGATTCTATGAAGATGATATAATAGTAAACGATAACGGAAATGATTGCTAGATATACAATAAGAACAGCAGATTTTAGTGGTACCACAGGTAATACCATTAATATACCTATTTCTGGAAACTTCCAATTAGCTGACCAATCAGATATCATCAAAAGAGATTTTATAAATAAAGAAGTTGAAAATGCAATCAACCCAATTGTTGATTATGAAAAGACAAGATTATTACCAGCAAATCAACAGGATGATTTATTAGATACAGTAAAATATTCGCTACATTTCAATAGTGGTGACTACTATAATAATATAGGTTTTGTACAGGATGATATAAAATTCCAAAGAAACAATTTCATACGTTCTTTTTTAAGATTAAAATTCTTTGATAGTAATCAACCCACAACACAAAATCTTTTATTTACTATGTCAATATATCCTAGATTAACATCTTCGGATATTGGAAGTAATGGTCAATATAAAAATATAAATATGATACCAGTTTCATTTTTAGTAAGTAATCCCATATCAAGACCTAGCGGTTTTGCTGAGGGTTACCATTTATATTATTATAAAGGAGAAATATTACCGACAGTTCCAAAAGTATTATATATGGAGGCTGAATTTAATAATGCAAAGACTGGTAAAACAACAAAAATGATGACTACCAGTACCCCACAAGATATTACTACTATTACATCTAAATTATATACAAAATATATCTTAAAAAGAATAAGTACTGGTTATATTTATGAAATGGATTCATCATTCTCAACAAATGTAAGTTATAGCATTACGAATGTAACAATTAATTTATATGAAAGAACTGTAATTTAATGAAATTAATAAAGCGTAAAATATTAAAAGAACATTTAATAAGTAGAAGTCCTGATTCCACTTATGGTACTGTGACTGCTAGTACTATATCATTTAATATATTATTAACACAAAAAACTAAAGATATTGGTATATACAGTGATGTTAATTTTGTTAATGAGAACTTATTAGAAGAATATGCTAATGGTATAACACCAAATAGTAATAATATATTAGTTAATAATTTAATTACTAGTGGAATTACATTCCCATTTATGACTGGTGCCACATCAACAATGATTAATACTGGATTTATTAGTAATTTAAGAATTTCTGGTAGTGATTTATCATCATATACTAGTGAAACAAGAACTATAACAGGTATAACAGAAAATAAAATTTTAGATTTAAGAAGTTATAATATAAGTAATCCATATGTTATAGGATTTAATGTCGAACAAGGTCAATATATAGACTATACTGGTGGAACTATCAATGGAGTATCACAAATATTTGATTTATCATTAAATAATAGTGGATATACATTTGATGCTAATAATGATATTAATTTAGGAACAGCAAATCAAAATACAGGTATTATATATAATAATACTAAAATAAATGGTATTGATAGGACAACAGTAAAATGGAATGGGCAAGGATTTAATAAGAGTAATGTTGTATTATCTGGTATAGTTAAAGAAGAATATTTATTTGGTATCACATCTAAACCAGAAGTCTATAATGATATATTTATTGATAGAACAGAATCAAGTATTTTAGATAGACATTTAAGATTATCAGAAATTGATTCAATTGAACATTTAAGTCTTTATAATGGTGGATTTTATAATATAATTAAGGAATAATTATGAGTGGAACAGTAGGAATAAATAGATTAGCGGACTTCAATATCAGTGATTGTGAGGTTTTATTACATTATACACCATCTAGAGATAAAACTGGTGATGTTAAATTAACCAAATTAGACCCAACACAAGTCTTGGTTAGAGTTGAAAATCCAAATAATACAACAACTATAAGTGAATTTATGGGTGGTTTATATACATTGAAACTACCCACAACTAATTTCAATCAAAAAGGATTTTATAGTATTATAATAAGACCATTAGAAATAAGAACAAGAATTGTTGATTGTGGTGTTTTATCTAGTTACCCTGATATTAAAGGTTTAGTCTTCGATACGGCATCAATTGATAATAATGTAGTTAATAAATTTGAGAATAATAGTTTAATTGGTTATAGAATAGAGTATATCTCAACTGACCCAAATACATCACAAAGAAAAATTCCAAATTTCTTTACTATCATTACATCAAATAATAAAGCTGAACCAGTTAATCAAAATTTATCTAATTCAAATCAAAAAGCAATTAGATATCGTTTTAATGACAATTCTACATTAGTTTATGCTACGGTGTCACCTAGTGCATCTTCTAACGTTAAACCTAACGTATTACCATTCATTGGTCAAACAAATCAAGAGGTTATTATTACAAATACTTTCTTTGACCCAGTTATGATTGAAATTGAAATGGTTGAGCATGATATTGAAACTATTGCATATGGATTATACGGTAATCAAAGTAAATCAATCGATGATGGTATTTTAACTGCATATAATTTTAATGATGATATTTATCAACAGTGGAATTTATATGAGATTCGTGACCAATTTTCTGGAAAACCGCTTTTTGAAATTCGTGAAAAAAAATCTAGTATTGATTTCACTAAACAATTTAATGATATTTCTAACGTATAATAATGAGTAAGAAAGTTAAAATTCCTGGCTATGCGAAACGAGAATTCTACTCGGACAATATTGAGTATAGGCCATATACTGAATCATTAACTGGTGACCAAACATCTGTTAATCCAGATAACACTATATTCACATTAAATGGTTTTGTCATTACTACAAATTTTGACCCTAAAACCAGTAAAACATTTAGTACCAGTAAATTCTCAAAATTCTCTAGTATGGAGGATTTAGGTGTTAATGAAGAAACTAATCAGATTATCTTTAATAACAGTGGTAATGCTAAATTAAATTTAGACTCAACTAAGATGAGTAATTTTGCTTATTTTGGTTCAGCCAAAGAATTTGTGAGAGTATCACTTGAGGATATCATCATGAGATTTCCAGCATCATTATATATAAATACAATTGATAAAATCAGTAATCAAAATACTGGTTATACTGTTGAGAATTATTCTTATGATTCATTATTAGATAAATCATCATTTAAGATAAATGTAAATTATGTATTTAACACATTTAATTTAAATTATTTAAGTAATGGTGAAGTTATTAGTAATTTTACTACCACAAATGATTTAAAAAATTTAAGTACTAACTATACTAATTACATAGTTTCAAATGAAACTGGTGATTTCAGTATTATAGCATTCACTGGTTCAACTAATGAATATAATGATTATATATATTTAGAAGTTAATGGTAATGCATTCCCACAAGGTATTACTTTCTTATCGAAGGAATATCATATTAAGCCAACAGAAGAAAAACAAGAATTATTTTATAATAGTTTAGATAGCTTCCAAAATAATTTATTAAATAGATTAACTTATCCAAAATATAAATCAACATTTTCATATTCAATTAAAACGGATAGTGGTGTTATTATAAAAACTCAACAAAATCTAACATGGCCTACCACGGATGGTTATAATATTGACTTTGATTCAACTAAGTACCTTACTTTTGTACAGAATCTAGTAACAATAGCTGAGGCATCTGATAGCACTAATAGTGATTTAATGGTTAGATTTTTAACTAGTGAATCAATTTCATCATTTGATACCACATCAGAAGATGAAGATGAGTCTGGTCAAAAAATGACCAAAACATTAAGAATATATGGTAGACAATTTGATGAGATTAAAAAATATATAGATGGATTAGCATATGCTAATACCGTAACATATAATAAAAAGGATAATACACCAGATATTACATTAAAGAATATTGCTTATACTCTTGGTTGGGATTTAACATCTTCAATCCAAGATAACGATTTAATAAAAAATTATCTAACTAAAAATGAATCAACATATTCTGGTACATCAAGAGGATTAACACCATACGAAGCTGAGATTGAATTATGGAGAAGATTAATATTGAATAGTGCTTGGTTATGGAAATCTAAAGGTACAAGAAAAGGAATTGAATTTTTATTTAACTTTATTGGTACACCAGATGGTCTAATAACCTTCAAAGAACATGTATATGTTGCTAATAAAGTACTAGATATTAATTTAGTAGAAGCGGCATTAGAGAAGATAGTTGGTGATAGTGATATTACAAATATAACTATTGATTCAGAAGGATATCCAAAATGCTTAAAGGATACACCGACAATGTATTTCCAAAAAGGTGGTTTATGGTATAGAGAGACTGCGGGTTCTAATTCACACATAGATATATTATATGGAAATAATCCACATATTGGACCATATGATGGCGGTAATGAGTACATCAATCAATTCAGAACATTAATTCCTGATTTTAGTGCTACCACAATTACAGAAGATGTAATTACTACTGGTACTACTAATTTATTTGTAAATTATAATGGTGGTTATATAAATAATACACCATTAACAGACCCATTATATATTGATTTACAGGTCCTAGATAATGATAATAATGATACCCAAAACGTAGGTTATAACCTTACTAGTACTATTATAAATGACCCATTTCCTACTCCAGATGAAACGAATTGTGGGTGTGAAATTTCAGGTGATGATTTAGCATTAAGATTGGATAGTTCATTATTCTTTGCTGATGGTAGAAATCAAAAAAGAGTATTTGTAATTAATAGTAATGGAAGTGATGGGTCAACATTCTATGTTAATAACAATGAAACATGTAATCTAGAAATTAAATTTAATTATTTAATAAGTCATGTATGTGATAATATTTTAGATGGTGTAAATGCCACTATTGATACTATTAATAATAGAATTATCGGTGACCAATATGATATTGATTCTTTAACGACACAGTTAAATGTGCAAATAGATTATTTAGCAACATTAACAGGACAAACACAAGACCCAATAGTAATTGCACAAGAAATCGCAACCCAATCTACTATAGATGGATTAATTGCATCAATAGATATTACTCAAGCGGATTTAACATTACAACAAAGTAGAATCACAGCATTCAATGGAATGCCGATAACAAGTATGTTAGGTAACTTCAATGTTACACTAGTACTAGATAAAGTGATACCACAATCAGGTGTAGGTTTACCATTTGTTGAATATGATAAATTAGCTGAGATTACGGTATTAGATATTGTTAATTTTAATGATTATATAACAAATAATACAAATACAGGTATTTTATTTTCTGGTGGTTCATGCGATAATCTAATAACGGCAATTAAAAATGAATTAGCTGATAATTGTGGAATTATAAGTGGAGATACATTTAATTCAAATTGGAAGTCTTTCCAAACTACAATTTCTGATGAATCAATATTAAGTGGAATAACTAATGAAAAAATAAAATTCTCATTAGTTGTTGATTGGGTAACACCAAATGAATTTGCTTTTAATGGTAATGATAAAATTTCTATTTTATTAGATAGAATTGAAATGAATAAAATATGTACTATTCATGAAAAAACAAATATAACATTAACTAAGTCTCCAGGTTTTGAATTAGAAAGAATTGTTGATAATAAAAAATCATGGACTAATGCTGATGAGAATAGAAATTACGATTTAAAATTCAGAGAAACTAATTATAATGTTAATGATGATAGATTAGTTATTAACAGTAAAGAATTAGATTTAGATATTGATGGTGCACATGCAATAGAGTCAAACTTATTTAGTTATGTTGATAATAATATAAATATAAAAATAAGATTCTTAGATAATCAATTTTATAGTGGATACACTGGTTTTGTATTTGCAACAGCCCATGGTTTAAGTAAAGGTGATGTTATAAATGTAGTACAGGATGCTGGTGCAGTAAATATATTTTATGATGGTATAACAACAATTATAGATGTACCTAGTACCACTGAAATTGTTACGGATAAATTTTGGGGTGCGAGTACTATTGCTAACCCTGGTTATGTTTATCCATATACAGTACCATTACTTACTAGTGATATTAGTAATTTAACAACAGTTGAAGACTTTATGAAAATTGTTGTTAGCGAATTAATTGATGTTAAAACAAGAAAGGTAATTGGCTCATATCCAACATTAAGACAATTATATGATAAATATTTAGATTATGTTTCTGATGGATGTAGTACATGCCCAGACTCATCAAAATATAATTATGTTGACCTTAAAACATTTAGTGAATTAATTGGAAATTATTGGATTGATTTAGTTGAACAATTTATTCCAGCAACAACGATATGGGGCTCAACTAATGTTTATAGAAATACTGAATTTGATGCACAGAAATTTAAATATAAAAAATATAGTACTTTCTTTGGTGGAACATTACAAGAACCAATCCCTAATGTGGATTTTGTAACTGGAATAACTATTGAAAATAATGTTGAAATTATTATTACTGATATTACAAATGAAGTAACAGTTAATAATTGCGTGGTTCAATCTTTACCAACACAAACTTTAAGTGGAATAACGATTTGTAATATTAATTATAGTTCTGAATTTATTGGAACAATAAGACTAGATTAAATATTTATAAGTATGGCAGTAACATTAATAAATCCGACAACAGCAACCATAACACCAAGTTATGATTCCACTATTAATTCTAATAAAATACCAGCTACACAATTTAGTATTGGTGATTATATTAAGGTTAGTAAGCTGACGATGTTTTTACAGGATTTGAGTAAATCAGATGAATTAAGTGATACTGATAATCCCATTTTATTTGGGTTTAAAAATAATAGAGAATTTACAGAATTAATAGTTAATGCGTAGACAACAAGAAATATATAATCAAACAGGATATGGTGTTAGAAACAGAGACCATTTAAATGTGAATATGAGTTCTGATATTTGTCAGTTCAATAGTCCATTATTTATGGTTTCTGGTGGAACTAAAATAATAGATGAGACAAAGACTTTTAGTTTTAGTGGTGTTTCTGCAAATACTATATTAACTTCTGGTATATCAACGGTATTCAGTGCAACAAGTCAATCTTGTTTTTCTGGTGCTACATGGTCTACTAAAATAGTGAGTGATAATAATATTATAGCTGAGAATTTCTTCTTTAGTAGTGGACAATTAACAGGAAATACACCTAGTACTACATCAATAATGACATCTATTGCTACTTCATTAACAAGTACTGGAATTACTTATAATTATAGTGGTACAACATTTAATATAGATAAACCATTTGGATGTGAAACATTATCCATATATACTTGCGTTAATTTTGGTATTAATTGTAATACTGGTAACACAAATATTGTAAAATATTGTACATTAGCTGATTCAAAAACATATACAACAATTAAAAGTGGTGATACTGCAGTTTATATTGTAGATACTGCAACAACTGTCGATGTTAAATTTATTTTCACTGGAAATACAGCATCATTCACTGGTAATAATGCAACTTTTAAATATGAAGTTTATAAATATAATCCAATATCAAAAGTATTCGTAACTCCAGCATCATATACATCAAGAATATTCAATTTTGTTGAGTTTAGTGGTGTATCATCAAACATACTTAATGAATCAATACCTGTTACAAATCTTAATCTAGATGGTGACTACTTAATTAAAGGTTATTATGAATATGATATGTGCACTGATTACATGAATAAATTAGGAATTAAAGGTGATACATCATATTATAAAAAAGGTGAAGAATATAGTTTATATAATTCAAAATTAGATTCGTATTTTATTGCAATTAATAAAGCTGATAAACCAACCCTATTAGTAGGTCAAAATAATGTACCAGTTG